GGTATCTTTATGCAAGCGGATATTAAGAACCGTAATGGTAGAATCTATCCAGTAGGTACACTTGCAAAAGAAGTTAAAAGATATAACGAACAATTTATAAACAAGAAACGAGCTTTCGGTGAACTAGGACATCCAGACGGACCAACAGTAAACCTAGAAAGAGTTTCACACATGATCACTAGTCTAAAACCAGAGGGCAAAAACTTCGTTGGTGAGGCTAAGATAATGGATACGCCATACGGCAAGATCGTCAAGAATTTAATTGACGAGGGCGCACAACTAGGTGTATCTTCAAGAGGTATGGGTTCTCTACAATCAGGATCGCAAGGTAATGTTGTAGGAAAAGACTTCTATCTCGCAACTGCAGCTGATATAGTTGCAGATCCATCAGCTCCAGACGCTTTCGTAGAAGGTATTATGGAAGGTAAAGAGTGGGTATGGGACAACGGAGTACTGAAAAGTATGGAAGTTGAAAGATATAAAGAAGAAATAGAGAAGACGAAACGTGCCGAATTGGCAGAGAAGAAAGCTTCTATATTTAAAGACTTCCTGACAAAGATATAGTCTATCGCAAATCGTAAGAGCCGCGTAGGTTTTGAGATGACAGGATGTATAAATAATATTAACAAATAATTAATTAATTAATTAAATTATCAAGGAGAGACCTAATGTCTGACTTAGAAAAACAAGTAGAAAAAGTAGAAGAGCAAAAGAGTGTGGTTACACAAAATGCTGCTCCTGCTGAACCTACTAAACTTAAAAATGACGCAGAGGATCTAGGTGCTCCAGTTGTAAAACCAACTGACAGTAACCCAGACGCTACGAAAAAAACTAAGAAAGTATCAGATCAGGTTAACAAAGACGCTAACGATGGTTCTTTACCAAACGACCAAAAACCTTCTATGAAAAAAGAAGAATCTGAGGACGTTTCTGAAATGGCAGGAAAAATGAAGATGAATGCTATGAAGAAAATGGAAGCAGATGACGCCGACTCGAAAGAAGACAAAAAAGAAATGATGATGAAAGACAAAATGAAAAAAGACGAGATGGCTAAAATGAAAAAAGAATCAGCGGAAGAAGTAGAAATTGACCTATCCGATGATGTTAAAGCATTAGTTTCATCTGACGCTGATCTATCTGAAGAATTTAAAGATAAAGCAGCTACTATATTTGAAACTGCTGTTAAGACAAGAATTAAGGAACAAACTAAGATCCTTGAGGCACAGTACGAAGAAAAACTAGCATCCGAAAAAGAAACAGTAAAAGAAGCTATGACTGAAAAAGTAGATTCATACCTAAACTATGTTGTTGAAGAATGGATGAAAGAAAATGAATTAGCGGTTGAAAGAGGAATTAGAACTGAGATCGCTGAGGACTTTATTACTGGTCTTAAAGACTTATTCAAAGAACACTACATTGATGTTCCTGAAGAAAAATATAATGTACTTGATGACTTAACAAATCAGAACAAAAAACTTGAAGACAAACTTAACGAACAGATTGAAAAAAATGTTGAGTTAAGTAAAAAAGTTTCAGACGCTGACAGAAGCTCAATCGTTGCAGAAATTTCAGACGATTTAGCAGACACAGAAAAAGAAAAGTTTACTTCAATGGCTGAGAATGTTGAGTACGACAGTGCTGATAAATTTAGAGAGAAGTTAGAAACTATTAAAGAATCTTACTTCCCTAAAAAGAAAATAGAAGAAACTGCTTCGAAAGATGAAGTTGATTCTGTTGCGGCTAACGCTCCTACTTTAGAGAGCAATACCGATGCTATGGCTGCATATACAGCCGCTATAACTAAAAACATTAAGTCTGCGAAGGCTTAATTTAATTAAATAGAAAACGGAGAGATAAAATGTATCTTACTGAAAACTTACAAGAAAAATGGCAGCCAGTATTGGAGCATCCTGATTTACCAAAAATTGAGGACGCATACAAAAGAGCTGTGACAACTGTAATTCTTGAAAACCAAGAAAAAGCAGTTAGAGAAGACAGATCGTTTATGTCAGAAGCTGCACCAGCTAACGCAACTGGTTCATCTGTTGACAATTGGGATCCTGTTTTAATATCATTAGTTAGAAGAGCAATGCCTAACTTAATCGCATACGATATTTGCGGTGTTCAACCTATGACTGGTCCAACTGGTTTGATTTTCGCTATGAAATCAAGATTTGGTTCACAAGCAGGTGCTGAGGCATTATTCAACGAAGCAGACTCAGACTTTTCTGCAAGAGACGCTGCTGGCGACACTGGTTCTCCAGACGCTCAATCAGGCACTAACCCTGCAACTCTAAACGATTCACCTTCTGCTGGAACTTACACAACTGGTTCTGGTATGACTACTGCTCAGGCAGAGACATTAGGAGATGGTTCTGACGAGTTTGCTGAAATGGCTTTCTCAATCGATAAGGTTACGGTTACTGCTAAATCAAGAGCTCTTAAAGCAGAATACACTATGGAACTTGCTCAAGACTTAAAAGCAATCCACGGTTTAGACGCTGAGACTGAATTAGCAAATATCTTATCAAGTGAGATTCTTGCTGAGATCAATAGAGAAGTAGTTAGAACGATTTACTCACACGCTAAAGCGGGTGCTCAAGTAAATACTACAACTGCTGGTATCTTTGACTTAGACACAGACTCAAATGGTAGATGGTCAGTTGAGAAATTCAAAGGACTATTATTCCAACTTGAAAGAGACGCTAACGCTATCGGTCAATTAACGAGAAGAGGAAAAGGTAATATAATTATCTGTTCAGCTGATGTTGCTTCTGCACTTCAGATGTCAGGTGTATTAGATTACGCTCCTTCACTTGCGACAAACTTAAACGTAGATGACACTGGTAATACTTTCGCTGGTGTACTAAATGGTAAATTCAAAGTATATGTTGATCCATATGCAGCGAACATATCTGCTAGTCAATACTACGTTGTAGGTTACAAAGGAACTTCACCTTACGACTCTGGTCTGTTCTATTGTCCATATGTTCCACTACAAATGGTGAGAGCAGTTGGTCAAGACAGTTTCCAACCAAAAATTGGATTCAAGACTAGATACGGAATGGTACAAAATCCTTTCGCTACATCAAACGGAACTGGTGCTCTAGATAACTCTGGCGCAGTTGCTGCTGGTGAACAAAACTTGTATTACAGACGTGTTAAAATTACTAACATAATGTAATATTTGCCGAAAGACAAATATAGAAAAAGGGGGATTTATTCCCCCTTTTTTTTAGCCTAAAATTCATTATAAATAGTAGTATGACAACAACAAATATAATCGACAGACAACCTAGTAAACTAGATTATGCAAGTCCTGTACAGTTTAGATTTAAGATGGCAAAACTACCTAAGGTAGAGTTCTTTGTACAGACAGCAAACATACCTGGCATAAGTCTAGGCACAGCGACTGTACCCACACCATTATACGACTATCCTGTACCTGGCGATAATGTGACTTATCAGACACTAGACCTGTCATTCCTTGTTGATGAGAATCTAAACAACTATAAAGAATTACATGACTGGATCAGTGGTCTAGGATTTCCTAAAAATCATCAACAGTTTGCTGACTTACAAGCAGCAGGCGCTGATAGATTTCCTGGTTCGACTGCAAGTTCAGTCGCAACAGGATCAAAGAGAACACCAGCACCTTTAGCAGAGGGCGGTACTTACTCAGACGCAACACTGACAGTTTTAAATAGTAAGAACATCGCAAAGACTGAGATAAGATTTACAAATGTTTATCCGATATCTCTAGGCTCACTATCTTATAATGTTCAAGCGAGTGATGTTGACTACATACAGGTACAAGCGAGTTTTAATTATTTAAATTATGATATTGTACAGATATCTACTACATAATAATAGGATGAAAATTGATGGAAACTTTACGATGGATCGACAAGGCTATTTGTCTCGGCAATGGTAAATCGAGACTAGGCCTAGACCTCACAAAAATGAAAGACTATGCTACCGTAATAGGTTGCAATGCTATTTACAGAGATTTTTCTCCAGACATACTGGTCGCTTTGGATTCAAGGATGAGTCATGAGGTGTATAGATCAGGATATGCAAATAAGGAGATATGTTATCTAGGTTACTGGACACCTGTGCCTAACATAGTTGCCGATATGATGTTGGCAGATAAGTGGTATGGTAAGGGTAAGATAGATAACGAACCTAACGGCTGTGAGGAAGTTGTATATCACGGCGCTGATGGAGTGTTTACTTTAACTAAGGGTAAAAATCTAGGTATAACTTATGTCACAGGTGTGAAACCTGGTGATAAGGTTACCGATATTGATCCTAAGGTAGATGGCTTTGCATATGCGACAGGCAGTAGATCAGTATATCTCGCTTGTGAATTGAATGCTAAAGAGGTGTATCTAGTAGGTCATGACCTATTCTCAGATGATAATAAGGTAAACAATATCTATGCTGGCACAAAGAGTTATGCAGAGACAGACGCACTGGCTGCCAGACCTGATAATCCAGATGAGATGTATAACTGGATAATGCAACATAAGAACACCTTTGATAAATTTAAAGATGTTCAATTCTATAAGGTCAATAAGGGGAAGCAAAAAACCGCTTCCACTATAAACGAATGGAGTTCGTGTGATAATCTAAAATATATCTCCATAGAAGAAATGGAGCAAAAGCTTTACAATTAACCGAAAAGATGATATAATAATAATATGACATTAGAAGAATTACAAGAGTCCGTTAATAAAGACTTTAAACTAGATGATACCGAATTAGATAGAGAGTCGGTAAATATACCACTACTACATAATAAGTATCTTATACATTTTAATAAATTTAACCTACTATTAAAGAAGGCAGACCAGGACCATAAGACACTGGTTAGAGAGAAGTGGGAATACTACACAGGTAAAGCAGACCCTAGTGTATATCAAGCAAAACCTTTTGACATAAAGGTCTTGAAAGCAGATGTTCATATCTATATGGATTCTGATCCTGAATTACAAAAGGCAGATCAAAAGGTTGCATATCTAAATCAAATAGTAAAATACTTAGAACAAGTTTTAAGAGGCGTAAATAATAGGACTTTCTTAATTAAAAATGCTATCGAATGGAAGAAGTTCACTAGTGGCGCAATATAATGGATCATCAAAAGGTTTTCTCAACACATATATTTGTAAAAGATAATTATCTGGCACCTCAGAGATTACCTGCTATGCAAGAAGAAATAAAAAATTTATATAAAAACACTACTAATTTTCAAACAGGACCTAACTTAGATCAGACAGAACCATTTAAATGGTTTGCAAATGATATAGGTAAGACTGCCTTTGACATATTTGATAAACTAAATTACAACGTACAAGACATAGAAATAACTGGTATGTGGGGTAATATATTAAAACCTGGTGAGACACACCCACCACATACACACTCTAATAATTTTTTAAGTGGAGTATTCTATTTAGAGTCAGACGCTGAAACTGGTATTATTTTTTCAGACCCAAGACCAGCAGCAGATGTGCTAGTGCCAAGGAAAAAAACTAAGACTAACGAAAATTCAAACTTACTATCCTATATTTCAAAACAAAACAGACTAATAATATTTCCTTCGTGGTTAGT